GCCGTACGCCGGGCGGGTCGGGGGGATGGCCTCGCAACTGTTTGGCGAAAACTACCACACGGCCCGTCAGGACGGGCGCGAGCCGGGTATCGCGCTGGCGCAGGCGACGCTGCAATCGCTGGGGGAAGGGATCATCGAAGAGGCGACGTTCAGCCGCAAGGTGGGCATCTTCAAGACGGCGCAGGGGATGGCGGCCAAAAAGGGACTGGCCAAGGCGGCCGCCGAGGTGGGGCTGGGAGCCAAGCAGCTCTTCGGGGCGGGCAAGGACGCCTATATCCGGGGGTTTGCCGAAGAGAGTGCCCAGCAGATCCAGAGTAACTTCTGGAGCATGGTGTTTGACCCGCGGCCGCTGGCGGAGGATTTCGGCGCGCGGGTGATGGACGGGGCGCTGGAGGCCGGGGCGGTCGGGGGGATCCTTGAGCCGGTGATGGGCGGGGCCTTTTGGGCGGCGGGCCGGACGGCGGGGATCGCCGGGACGATGACGGACGCCGAACGGATGCGGCGGGTCGAGCGGCTGGCGGCGTGGGTGCAGGACAGCCCGTCGATGACGGCGGCGGATAAGGCCGAGGTGATGGAGGTCCTGACCGGGCAAAAAAGCGAGATCCGGGCCGGGCGGTATGAGCGGGCGGCCGGGCCGGTGACGGCGCGGTTTCGCGAGCAGGTGAAAAAGACCGTCGGGATCAGCGACCGGCAGGCGGCGGTGTTTGTGGCGCTGGCCGATGCGCGGGCGGCGGCGATGGGAATGACCAGCGACGAGTGGCTGACGAAATATGTGGCCGGGGTGGAGAAACACGACGCCGCAGAGGCCGGGGTGACGCAGGGGACGCTGTTTCAGGAAGGGGACGCGGTCAATCCGCAGATCATGGACCTGTTTGACCGGGCGATGCGGGATAAAGAATTCAAGGCGACGGCGGCTTTCGGCACCGTCGAGACGGAGGCGGCCCGGCGGATTCAGGAGGCGACGGGGCAGGATGTGGGCGGGTATTCGCTGGAGATAGGAACCGACGATGTACGCCACTTAATGAAACGGCATGGTGATGATAATGAGCCTAATCGCGGTCAAACCCCAATTACAAGAGAAATATTGTCTAAAGTACTTCCTCTGACAGTGCGGTCATTTGATTCTGTAGCCTTGCAAACCGCAGGAAACGGTCAGAGGTCACTGGTATTTCGCAAACGCATTAATGGATACGCGGTAGCGGTGGAAGTCGTTAGTGACAAAAAACAACGGTTACTGACAAAGACAGTCTGGATTGAAAAAAGCCGCTCGCCTAATGCCCCCGAAGGTCCTTTGGCTTACGTCCGAAACGGTAGCGGCTCTACTGAAACTATAGCACAAAACGAAGCGGATGTCAAGGGCAAAGAACCGGATGTGCTGTATCAGGATGCGGAGCGGCCTGTGTTTGTCTCACGCTTGCGGGAGGTGATCGGGCAGAAGATGGGCGGGGCGATGGCGGCGGAGGCCCTGCTGTCGATGCTCAAAAACAACGGGGTCAAGGACGAGGAGATCGACTGGTCGGGGCTGCGGGAGCTGACGGGCAAGGTCACGGCCGACGAGGTCGCCGCGACGCTGGCCGAAAACGAGATCGAGATCCGGGAGGTGGAAAAGGGACGGGTGCCGGCCAGCGAAGCCGAGAGCCGGGAACTGGCGGACCTGCGGCAGATCAGCGAGATGGGGGCGTTGACCGCGACGCAGACGCAGCGGCTGGAGGCCCTGGAGCGGGCGTACACCGAGCCGGGCAAGTATGAGGGCTATCAACTGCCGGGCGGGGAGAACTACAGGGAACTGCTGCTGACGCTGCCGGGCGGAAGCAATTATAATACTGATATTGAAAATGAATTGGAACAACGATTGCTTTCTGCCGGCGTCAGTCAATCTGAGGTCGATGCACTCTCCCATGAATGGGATGGAATGCGTCCGGTGATCGAAGAACGTTATGGCCTACCTGCTCAAAAAGCAATCCAGGGATTTTTGAAAAAATTTGAGAGGGTGCGGATACCGCATCAGTCCAAGCATTGGGCCGAGCCGAATGTGCTGGCGCATGTGCGGTATAACGAGCGGACGGACGCCGCTGGCAAGCGGGTGTTGTTTATTGAGGAGATCCAGAGCGACTGGCACCAGGCGGGGCGGGAAAAAGGGTATGCCGGACAGGTCGGCGACGGGGGCGTGCCGGAGGCCCCGTTCAAGAAGAACTGGCACGAGCTGGCGTTCAAGCGGATGCTGCGGTTTGCGGCCGAGAACGGGTTTGACCGGCTGGCCTGGACGCCGGGGATCGTGCAGGTGGAGCGGTACTCCAACGCGATGCGGCAGCGGGTGGACCGGATCGACCTGGTGGCGACGGGAGACGACACCTATGCGGTGATGGCCGCCAAGGGCAATACGCCTGCGGTGCGGCAGGAAAAACAGACCGCCGAACAGGTGCGGGAGCTGATCGGCAAATCCGTCGCCGATAAACTGATGACGCAACTGGCCGCCGGCAAGGCCATCGCCACGGCGTCGGGCAGCGACCTGACCGTCGGGGGGGAAGGGATGAAGGGATTTTACGACCATATCCTGCCGGCGTTTGTCAAAAAATACGTCAAGAAATGGGGCGGCACACTGACGACGGCGACGCTGGCGACGGGGGACACAAAAACACAGACCGTCCCGGCGGTGGACATCACCGATGCGATGGTCGAGGGCGTGCTGGGCGGGCAATACCTGTTTCAGGCGGACACGTCCGAGAGCCATCGGCGGCGGCTGCTTAAGACGCTGACGGCGCAGATTGCAGCGCATCCGGTCTATCAGGCCTATGCCGAGACGGCACGGATGGCGGCTGAGCAGATTGTGTCGCGGCTGGGGCGAAAGCTGGATTTCGGGAAAAACCTCGGTGATGTCAAGCAGTATATCGACGGGATCAGCGGCAAGGGGTATTTGTGGAATTACATTTCGAGCACGCCGGGCGAGGGGCAGCCGTGGGATACGTTCGCCAAGGAGACGTCGCATTACACGCAGGAAGAGATCAGCGACCCGTATGTGTTTGTCCAGATGCTCGATGAGGCGATCCTGGCCGTGCGGTCGTCGGTCGGCCTGATCGGCTCGGCGATGGCCCAGGCCAAGGCCAGCGGGGACGTGGGGTTTGCGGTGCTGGCCCGGAAATACGAGATGCTCCGGCAGGGCGACACGATTGAGGCCGTCAACGCGGAGATGCAAAAGACGGCCGCCGAACTGGGGCTGGACCCGCAGGCGATGGCCGCCGAGATGCTGCTGACGGAGATGGAGGCCAAACGGGAGGGACTGACGGCGCAGCGCAAGGCGGCGGTGGAGTTTCTGGAGGATGGGCGGGCGGTGATCCATGCGTTCGAGTCGGCGGACCTGTCGAGCTTAGTGCACGAGATTGCGCATGTGTTCCGGCGGACGCTCAACGCCGGGCAGTTGGCGGCGATCGAGACGTGGGCCCAGGTTAAGGACGGGCAGTGGACGCGGTCGGCGGAGGAAAAATTCGCCCGCGGGTTTGAAAAATACCTGTATGACGGCCAGTCGCCCAACCAGGACTTGCAGGGCGTCTTTGCCCAGTTGCGGCAGTGGCTGCGGCAGATCTATGAGCGGTTGACGGACTCGGCCATCGACATTGCCATCGCCCCCGAGGTGCGGCAGGTGTTCGATACGATGCTCGGCGGCGGGGAGATTCATCCGGGGGAACTGAACTTCACGCAGTTTATGGAGGTGTTCGCTAAGGAGCTGATGGCTCCCGGCAGCGACTGGATCCAGCGGTACGGGCTGGCGGCCCGCGAGACGCCGCACCAGATGCACCAGCGGCTGCGGAAAGAGTACAAGGCCCGCCGCAACGAGGCGCTGCTGGACACGGCGGCCCAGACGGCGGAGATGGAACTGGATGACCAGTTGACCGAGGCCCAGCGCCGGCAGGTGGACGAGCTGGAGCGGGCGGCCGGGCAGACGGACGCGGCGGTGCTGGCGGCCGAACGGAGCCTGACGATCAGCCAACTGCTGGAACACGGGATCACCGACGGGCGGCTGGTGGCGGCGGTGCGGCGGGAACTGAAGGCGGCGATGATCGCCGGCCAGAAAAAAGGCATTGCGGCGGCCACTGCGCGGCTCAAGGACGTGCTGGCCAAGGCGCGGGCGCGAAAAGAGCTGCGCGAGCATATCAAGGCGCAGGCGCGGCTGATCGCCCGGCCGGCCCCTGCGACGGCGGATTTGATCTACCGGGAGGCGATTGCCGCCCTTCAGGCGGGGGTGGACCCGTCGTTTCGGACGAACAAGACACTGGCCGACCGGGCGCGGCTGCGGGCGTTAGTAGAAAATCAAGAGATTGATCTGCCGCGGAAGGTGCGGGAGGCGATCGAGAAACGCGCCCTCAACGAGATGACGATCGCGGAGATCGACGCCCTGGCGGCCGAGATCACGCGGCTTAAGAAACTGGGCAAGCTGAAAAAGGAACTGCGGGCCGAGCAGCGGGCGCGACGGATCAAAGAGGTTGCCGCCGCGGTGCTCGACACGCTGACCGGGGGCAAGGGGATCGCGCCGGAGGCCGGGCCGGTGGTGGCGGCGACGTCGAAAAAACCGTTCTTGAAAACGGCCGCCGCGGCGGCGCGGGCGGCGGCGCTGAGGCCCAGCCGTATCATGGACCTGCTGGACGGGGGGAACGGGACGTTCGACGGGGCGGCGCACACGGCCTTTATTGACGAGGTCAATCGGGCGATGGACGCCAAGCTGCGGCAGGTCGATGCGCGGCTGGCGGCCGGCGAGGCCAAGCTGGCCGAGCTGGGGCTGACGGTCAAGGACCTGACCGATAAGCGGGTCATCGACGGGGTGGAGTATCAGGTGCAGGAGATGATGGGGATTTATGGGTACTCGCTGAACGACAAGAGCGCCCTGGCGATCACGTTCGGCAACCGCATCAGCGGGCGGGTGCTTGAGGCTATCCGGCACCATGTCGAGACCGAAGATCCGCGGCTGGCCGAGCTGGTGCGATGGATGATCGGCGAATATGACCAGCATTTCGGACGGCTGGAGAACGCCTTCATCGAGGTCGAGCAGCGGCGGCTGCTCAAGGAAGACAACTACCTGCCCATGCGGCGGCAGGAGCTGGACTATACGCCGGATGCGCGGCAGATCCTCAACGAATTGATCGAGCGTGCGCACTACAAAAAAGCGTATGCCGAAAAGGGGATGACGATCCAGCGGCAGGATATTCCGGACGAATATCAAAAACCCATCCGGCTGGACCTGTGGGGGCTGTGGGCCGAGCAGGTGGAGCGGCAGGAGCAGTTCATCCATTTTGCGGCGGTGACCAAGGACCTGCACGCGGTGGTCAGCCATGAGGCCTTTCGCAACGCGGTCAAGCAGGAGGCTGGGGAGGATATTTATAAGGCCCTCCGCGATTATGTCAGCCGGGTGGCCAACCCGCATATTTACAAGGCCTACGGGGCCGCAGAGCGGATCAGCCGGACGCTGCGGCGGCATACGGCGATGGCCTACCTGGCGTTCAACCTTGTGACGATGGGCAAGCAGTTGCCGTCGCTGCTGTATTATCTCGGCGATGTCGGGCCGGGACGGCTGCTGGCGTCGGCGGCGCAGTTTGCCCAGTCGCCGAGGGCGTTGATCGAGAAGGTCAAGGCCCTCGATCCGCAGGTGGCGCATACGGCACTGGAGCGGGTGATGGAGGAACTGCGGGCCGATCACAGCCTGCATCAGAGCCTGGTGCGCAAGCTCGGGGAGGCGGGGATGGCGGGCATCTACTGGATGGACAGCGTCGCCCGCACCATCGGCTGGAACGCGGTGTATGAGCAGGCCCTGGCGGAGGGGAAGAGCCAGGACGAGGCCGTGCGGCTGGCCCAGAACGCCACGCTGCGGACGCAGCCGGCGGCGTCGGCCAAGGATTTGGCGGCGATCTATACCAACAGCGAGGCGTTCAACTGGTTTTTGATGTTCAGCAATCAACTCTCACAGATCTACAACATCACAACCTACGACATCCCGCGGGCGTGGGCCAACGGGCAGTATCAGCGGGCGGCGCTGTCGATGGCGGGGATGTCGCTGGCGGCGCTGATGATGTGGGCACTCAGCAACCGGCGGATGCCGGAGGAACCGAAAGACCTGGCCGATGCGGCGGGCGATCAGTTTTTGGGGATGATCCCGGTGTTCGGCTCGGCGCTCCTGGCGGGCAAACGCGGATTCGGGGGCGGGGCGATTGTGCCGCTGGAACTGGCGCAGAATCTGTCGGCGGCGGCGACGCGGACGCTGGAGGGCAAGGCGGGCCGCCGCGATATGGAGGCGGTGCTGGAGGCGGCGGCGATTGCGGCGGGCGTGCCGTATATCGGGCCCAAGCGGGTGATCGAGGCGATAGAACATGGAGATGTCCGGGAACTGGTCGGCGGGCCGCCGACGAAAACGAAAACGAAGAAAGGAATCAGACGATGACGGTAGCCACCCACGACAATAAAGTCACGTATGCCTGCGACGGGACGCGGCGGGCGTTCGAGTTCGGGTTTAAGATCTTTGCGCCGACGGACCTTGTCGTCGTGGCGGAAAACGCGCTGAACGGCGAGCAGACGCCGCTGACGCTGAACGAGGGGTTTACCGTGCGCGGCGTCAACGCGGAATATTCCGGCGGCGGGACGGTGACGACGGCGGAGGTCTGGCCGGCGACGCATACGCTGACGATCCTGCGGCGGGTGGGGATGTTGCAGGAGACGGACTACCGGAGCACGGAGACCTTCAGCGCCGCCGCGCACGAGGCGGCGATGGACCGGATGACGATGATGATCCAGCAGTTGGCCGAGACGCTGGGGCGCGCCTTGCGGGTGTCGGTGACGGACGAGGCGCTGGGCGAACTGCCGCCGGCGGTGGTGCGGGCGAATAAATACTTTGCCTTCGACGCCGACGGGCAGATCATCACGAAGCTGACGGCGGCCGGGGAGGCCCTGATGAGCGGCTCGGCGATCTGTTATGTCGGCGATTATTCGGCGGCCTGGCCGACGACGCGGCCCGACGGCATTACGCCGCTGGACCTGTCTGACAGCGGCCGCAGCGCCCTGGATACCGGGGGCGGCCGGATGCGGATGGCCTACTATGTCCACGGGTACGGCGAGACGGTGCAGGCCAGTTGGATCGTGCTGGTGTCGGTCTATAACGGCAACCTGATCATCGGGCCGTCACCGGTGACGACGCTGGAGTTTCAGGAATCCGACCAGGCGGACCCGGCGGGGCGGGTGCGGATCCAGATGGATAACGACACGCTGACGATCCTGCGCAAGACCGCGTCGGGCAGCCCGGGGACATGGACGGCGGCGGCGACGATCGCACGGAGCACGGGGGCGGTGACGCTGGCCGGCAGCGCCCAGGTGCAGGGCGTGCTGACGGCGTCGGCGGGGGTCAACGTCGCCGGGTCGGTCGCCCTGGGCGGCTCGGGCAAGGTGACGGGCCTGCAGGCGGGCACGAGCAGCTCGGACGCCCTGCGGGTCGATCAACTGCCGGCCGGGGAGCAGGCGGCCAACGGCACGTCGAATCAGGCGATCAGCAGCAACCAGTGGACCGATCTGGCCAACATGTCGGTGACGCTGACGACACGCGGGCGGGCGGTGCTGCTGCTGTTCAGCGCGGCGTTTCAGGTGCCCGCCGGGGGGGATGTGCGGCTTCGGTTTCTGGCGGACGCGACGCCGGTGCACCTGATGCCGGCGGCGGTCGGGACCCCGTCCTCGGGGACCGGGGGGACGCTGGTGCTGCCGCTGGCGATGCAGACGCTGGTGACGGGGCTGTCGGCCGGGTCGCATACGTTCAAGGTGCAGTGGATGGCGCAGTCGGGTACGATCAATCAACTGGGGGCGTCCGGGCATGTGCGGACGCTGACGGCGGTGGAACTGTAATGGGCGGGCAGGACACAGAAAGGGGCGAGCCTGTGAGCGGCGTGACACGAGACGACTTGGCCCGGGTGCACGCCCGGATCGACGGGTTTGAGAAGGATATGACCCTGCTGCGGGAAAAGATGTTCGACCTGGTGACGGCGGCCCACCAGAACATCGCCAACCTGAATGTGACGCTGACGCTGCTCAATGAGCGGATCGTCACCATCGGCAAGCGGGTCGAGGTGATGCCCGACGCGGCGAGCCTGGACCGGGTCGGCGAGCAGGTCGAGGAACTGGACGAGCGGCTCGATGAGCTGCCCGGCCCGCCGGAGCGGCCGTGCGAATTTTTTGCCGACCATCTGCGCGCGCATAAGGAGATCCGCGCCCTGTGGCTGAAGCCGTTGGTCAGCAGTCTGATCAGCGCGGTGGTCGGCGCTGCGGTCAGCGCGGCGGCGGTGCTGTGGGCGCTGCGGGATAAGCTGACGCCTTAGCCGTACTTGGCGGCGGCGGCGATGGCCTTGGCGGCGTCCAGTTGGGCGTAGAGCTGGCTGGTGGTGATGTCCTTGTGGCCCAGGACGGCGGCGACGACATCCAGGCCTTCGGCGGTGCGGAGGCTGTCGGCGCGGGCGTGGCGGAGCTGGTAGGGCGTCCAGTGGGTCAGGGCGACGCCGGCGGCGCCAGCGCGTAACTGGGCGTAGCGGACGGCCTTCCCAAACGCGGCGGTGGTGTAGCGGTCGCCGACGGCGGCATGCACGCGGGGGGCGGTATCCATCGCCCGCTTGCCGTAGCGGGGGGTTTGCCGACCCGCGCGTTTTTGGGCGGCGCGCCAGACCTCACTTTCTTTGGGGTCAAAACAAAACGCCTCGGGCGGGCGGTCCAGATAGGGCGTCAGCACGGCCTGGGCCTGCGGGCCGAGATAGACCCGGCGGACCTGACTGCGGTAGCTCATCTTGTGGCGGGAGGGGGTATAGAGCCAGACCGGGCCGGCGCGGTCGATCGCGGCCGGGGTCATCAGACAAATCTCCTCAGGACGCATCCCGGTCAGCCATCCCAGCCGGATCATGGCGGCGACATGGGGACTGGTGAAGGGGAATACGGCCTCTACGTCGGCCCACGCGACGGGATGGCGCGGGGGGTGGTCCATAGCCGGGGTGCGGCCTTTTCGCAGACCGGCGACGGTCTGGAGGGCCTGATAGATCGAGACATCCACCAGTTCCTCGGAGGCGGCCCATTTGAACATGCGTTTGATGCTGTCGATCCGGCGATTGATCTGTTTGCGGCAGACCGTGCCGCCGGTCTCCCACTCCTTTTGGAGATGCTTGAGCTTGCGGGGGCCGAAGTCCTCGGGGGGCAGACGGCCGTAGCGGGCCTTGAGCGGGGCCAGGGCGTAGCGGATGATGCTGGGTTCCTGCGAAAAATAGTAGCCGTCGGCCCAGGCCTCGTACATCCCGCAGAGGTCGTAGAGGGTGCGGACCCGGTCGGCCGGCGGGGCGGTGTGGGCGCGGAGGATGGACCGGGCCACCTGCTCGGCGACGGCGCGGTCGGTGACGGCGCGGGTGTGGCCTTTGGGGCGCAGGGCGATGCAGCGGGTTTTGGGTTCGCCCGGCAGACGTATCCGCCAGTACCATCGTCCGCTGCGCTGATAAAAAGAGCCTGGTATGTGCATACTGTAGATACCCCTATGATCTACACTTTTATTAAATTGTCTTAAAAACCGCGTTTTTTAGCACGCCCGGCAGGATTCGGACCTGCGACCTACGGATTAGAAAGGGAAACAGGCCGTCTGTTTACCGTCTCTTGCCGCGTTTTTCGTGGTGAAAATAAGGATTTTGGCTGAAAATTTCCGTCCTTTTCTGTCCGCTGCATGGCCTGACGCTCAGCGGGTATCTACAGTTTGTCACGCGCCGGACCGCCAAAGGACCAGCAGGGCGGCGATAGCGCCGATCAGGGCCAGCCACGGGGCCATGCGATAAAATGAGGGGCCGGGGTGTGGCATGGGTCTTTCCTCTTTTTTGTTCTGTGAACACTTCAACCGCAATTTTTCAAAGGTCATGCTCGCAAAGCAAGTGCGTTTAATCCTGCAAAAACCGCGATTAGAAATGCGAATCCTTTTATAATAACAATAATGCAACGCCTTAAAAATAATGGTTTTAAGTTAAATAAAAAGCGTTCTGTGGGGACCGCATAGGGGAACAAAATAAAACAACCAACAGCTCCAAACAGAATCAGGAATACTAAAACCCATAGAAAATCATTGGAGATATAGGTTCTTGTAATTACAAAAAGAATAGCAAAGCACATAATGCTTAAAGACCATCCATCCGGTTTTGCAGAGTCAATTTCTTTAACAAAATCAATCTTTTGTTTGTCCATTATAAGTCCTGTCAATCTCTTTTTGGAGTGCTTTTAAGATGTTTCCATGCCCCGGTTAAAATCATCCAATAGCCAATAAAAAAAAGGGCGGTCACAAGATATAATAACAGCCATGTGTTTTTTTGTGAGCATACCAAAAAAAACGGATTAAATAGCAAAGCAAACAAACCCGATAACACCGCCATGCCCTGACATTTTGACCACGCGAGATAAGAAAACCATGTCACGACGCCGAATATAATAATGTGAGAAAGTCTAAAAAAATCAGAGGCAACAACCTTTCCACCCCGAAGGGGATCACTTTCACTAAGGACAATCGTCGCTATAAATAATAGATATATCATTGCCCATGAAAACCATGTAATCGGGTTTTTAAGGATGGGTTTATCCCGCAAAATATTGGAGAACACATCCATTGGGTCTCTGTTTTTAATTTCAGATTTTTGAGGGTTTGACATAAAAAGACCGAACGCCACAAGACAACGTCCCAAAAACCGGATAACACAATAAATAATGTCGCGTATTAAGAATACAAGAAGTAAGGCGAGATGAAGTGAAAAATAGCTGCTCAAAAATGCCGCCCCCCATATGACGACAACCCAAAAAACACGAAGGGGAAGAGCCATCTGTATATCGACGCGCAAAAGAATGGGGAAACCCCAAAAAACAGCATTCAATCCGGCCATCACGAAGGCAATAATCCGTATGATGCGGGTGACTTCGTTCTGCTCAAATAACAATTGACGGGTTTCCATGTTTTCTCCTTCCTTAAAAAAATGTAGGTGAAAATACTTACTTTATGGGTCCACCTTCACCGACGGGCGGCGTCATATTGGTAGAGTTCCTGATTTTTGGGGGGTCGGGTCCAGTAAATGGAGGGTTCCATCACGGACGGTCGCTGGATGACTTTGAACGACGCCCTTGTGTATGGCTGTACCCGACCACCTTGTTTATAACTTTGAGAAAGAGCGGGATATTGCCGCGATCATCCGGATTTTGCGCGAGGAGGATGCGGACTTTGTTTTCGGTCTGCTTGTTGAACTTCGGCACCGACAACAACGGCTGCGGGATCATCGGCGGCCTTAGCATTATCTCCGTAAGCAACATCTATTTCCTTTTCTTTAAACGACTTAAGCGATGCTTTCTTTAAGTCATCCGGCATCATGCAAAAAGCAAAGATCGCTGCCGAGGCAACTGTGCCTGGACCTTCATACTTTAGTCCTTCTTCATCCAGCATTTCAGAAATAAAGTCGGGGATATAAAGGTTTCGCCCGCCTTTTTTTGATTTTTTTTCTTTCATATAAAACATTTTAGGGCCGCCATTTACAACGAACAACAAAGAATTATAAAATAAATTAAAAAGAAACATTCAAGAATTAATATTGACAGTCCGACAATAGGTTTATATTATTCACTTTGAAAAACAAAGAATTTCAAAAGAATAAAAAAAGGACTTGCGGCTATGCCAAATATTTACATTACCGATGAAACGAAGGAATTGATCGAGACGGTTGCGAAAGCGGATTGCCGCACGCAGGATGGCGTGATCAATTACCTTTGTAAACAACGGGTCAAAGAGCTTGGCCGTCCTGACATGGGTCTCCCATCCAATGAGTCTCACGATTCTAACAAAACGCGATCCCCTATGTCAATCCTTACGCCGCCGAAACAGCACTCGGCATAAACGAAACGTTTTGGACAGTGAAATTACTGAATAATTTTTTGAAAGAGGAAAAGCATGGAAACGACACAAAACACCGCAGAAACCGCAGACAACACCGTCGCGATTCCGTGGCCGCCGGATCAAGCCACCCTCAAACGGATGGGCTATGTGGTCCCGGTCTATCAGGGACAGCACTATGTTTGTGACATGTACGGGCAGTGCTATGTCGCCCGCGGCGCCACGGAAGCGGAGGCCATCGCCACCTTGGTTGCCTATGTCGGGGAGGCGGAACTGCGGCGGCGGCTGGACCGGGCCTACGGATGCGACGTTCTTTGACCGCCGAAACAGCACTCGGCATAAACGAAACGTTTTGGACAGTAAAATGACTGAATAATTTTTTGGAAAGGGGACGGCATGGGAACGCAGCTTGAGACGGGGTTTATCAACAAGAAGATCGCCGCCCAGCGGCGGCCGCCGGCGGGGCCGGTGCGGCGGACGCGGCGGGTGACGCGGGCGATGGAGCATAAGCTCATCGAGCCGCTGCTGTTGACGCCGGAGGAGTGCGCCGCGGTGCTGGGGATCGGGCCGGAGACGTTCTACCGGCACGCCCCGCAGATCGTGGCGCGGCACGGGCTGATGCCGGTGGTGACGGGGAAGGTGAAAAAGTACAGCTATGACCAGTTGCGGGCGATCGTCGGCGAGTGTGTGCGGACGGGCGAGCCGCTGTATGACAGTTATTAACCGTAAACCAACACAAACACATCGAAAGGACGCGGTATGGAATCGGAAAAGACAGAGGTGCGTGAATTTGTGGAATCGGTGGAGCGGGGGCACAGCAACATCATCGAGGTGGGCAAGAGCCTGCTGGCGGACGGACGGGAAAAGATCGTGCTGGAGCTGACCCAGAAGGTCGATCCGCCGGTGCGGCGGGAAAGCCCGCGACGGGCGCACACCTTCTTTGACCCGGCGGGGTTTGCCGGGTACCTGGCGGAGAATAAACCGGCCGACGGGCGGCTGGTGGTGCTGATCGATACGGACGCCCTGGTCGCCAAGGCCGTGCTGGATGACGGGGCCAAGGACGGGTTTGAGGTGATCGCGTTTCGGCCGCCGTACCATCCGATCTTCAAGCTGATTAAAACCGCACTGCTCAAGACGCAGACGGTGCGGGAGTTTGCCGACGGGGCGGTGCGGTGCCGTCCGTATATCGTCGGGATGGACGGGCACCCGGCGGACGGGCAGCAGTTGGCGATGCTGATGCGGCAGATCACCGTCAGTAACGAGGTGACCTGCGAGAGCGGGGCGGGCAATCATGCCGTCAACGGCGTGATGGTCAGGACGTCGGTGAAGGCGGGCACTACCATCCAGACCCAGATCGACCTGCCGGAGTCGCTGACGCTGCGGACGCCGATCTTTTTGTGCGGCGAGGCGGTCGAGATGACGGCGCTGCTGTCGGTGGTGCCGATCAGCGCCGAGCGGGCGGCCATCAGCGCCGAGGTGACGGACCTGGAGGTGATCATCCATGAGCAGTTCGACCGGATGCTGGAGGAGCTGCACCAGATGCCGGGGGCGCAGGTCAGCTTCGGCCAGATCGCTCACGCCGACTGGGCGTATGTCGGGTAACGAATGACAGGCAGGGTCAATCCTTTTTTCAGGAGATGTTTTATGGCGACAAAATTCGAAGAAGTCAACCTGGGCAACATCGAACAGGGGAATTTTATGGAGGCCGCCGAGGCGGCGTTCAAAGAGGTGTGCTCGTCGCTGATCGCCCACCAGGCGACCTACGGCAAGGACGCGGCGGCCAAGCTGACGCTGGGCGTGTCCATCGCGGGCAAGAACGGGGCGTTCGTGCTGACGACGGACATTGCCAAGGCCCTGCCGAAGAAGCCGGCGGTGATGACGACGGCGATGGCCGAACGCGATGTCCACGGCGAGCTGTGCCTGTTTGCCCAGACGGGCGGGACGAACAAAGGCCCCGACCCGCGGCAGGCGGTGCTGTGCGGCGACGACGGGACGCCGCTGCAATAACCTGTTCGACTGATGCCATTTTTTGAAGGGAGTGCAAATGAGTCTGGAATGGATGATCTGGGGCGTGCTGACGGCCCTGTTTTTGCGATTTGTCGGGAGGACGATCTATGACACCCTGCGATGAACGCGCTGCGACACAGACGGACGGTCCGGCGGGACTGACCGCCGATGAGATGGCGCTGGCGGCGGACGTGCGGTTCTGGTCGCGGCTGATGGCCGACATCCGGGCGTATGACCGCGAGCTGCTGCTGGAGTTCATCCGGCAGGGACGCCCCTACGAACAGGCGATGGAGGATATGCTGCGGATCGGGAGGGCCAAACAGTCGCGGCCGCCGGCGGCGCTGGACCCGATTGAGTATACCTTAAAACCCGGTGCGGTCGTCCCGACGCGGCCGCCCGAGGAGTTGACACCCGTTTAACGCCGATGCCCTTCGGCACCCCAACCCCGGGCGGAATGTCTTCGATGACTGGTGGCCGCCCGGCTTATCGCAGGGTAGAGAAATGGTATCTCGCCGGATTCATAACCCGGAATCGGGGGTTCGATCCCCTCCCCTGCCAGTGGGCCGTAGTTAAGCTATATGACAGCGGCTCTTTTCTATACGGGGGTCCCGGCGGCGTAGCCGGGACCTGTTTGGAACACAACATCTCTCTTCGGAGGCACGGATGCGGGACACGAGCAGGGACGCTTACAAGGCCCTTTTCGAGCAGTTGCCGGCCAAACGCGGTGCGGTGCTGCGGGCGGTGCTGGAGGCCCCCGAGACGAGCCTGTGCGATGCGCAGATCGCCGCGAGGCTGGGATGGCCGATCAACTGCGTGACGGGCCGCCGCAACGAACTGGAGCAGATGGGCTACCTGGAGTCCGCCGGACACTTTCCCGCCCCGATCACCGGGCAGGAGGTGCATTACTGGCAGATATGCGAGGGGGCGCTGGAGCCGGGGTTTGTGCCCGCGGCGTTGCGGAAGGCGACGACGCGGCGACGGGAGCCGATCAGTGTGCATGAGGCGGCCCAGGTGCTGGTGGCGCATCGGCGGCGGCTGCGGCAGACGCGGGCGACGGCGATGCCGCTGTTCGAGGGGGTCCGATGAGAGAGATCACGATCGATTTGTTTGCCGGCGGCGGCGGGGCCAGCACGGGGATTGCCGCCGCGCTGGGGGTGGAGGTCGATGAGGCCGTCAACCATGACCCGGAGGCGATTGCGATGCACCTGGCCAACCATCCCGGCACGCGGCACTGGACGGAGGATGTGTTTGCGGTCAACCCGTATACCGTCGCCGACGGGCGGCCTGTGGGCCTCCTGTGGGCGTCGCCGGACTGTACGCATTTCAGCCGGGCCAAGGGGGGAAAGCCCTGCAAAAAGGAAATACGCTCGCTGGCGTGGGTGGTGGTCAAGTGGGCCAAGGCCCTGCGGCCGCGGGTGATCATGCTGGAGAATGTGCCGGAGTTTCGGACGTGGGGGCCGCTGGGCAGCGACAATCGGCCCGACCCGGAAAAAGTCGGAAAGACCTTCCATCTCTGGTCGAATCAACTCCGCGGATTGGGTTACGAGGTGCAATTCCAGGAGCTGGCGGCCTGTGACTACGGCGCGCCGACGACGCGCAAGCGGCTGTTTATGATCGCCCGCTGCGACGGGCAGCCGATTGTCTGGCCGGAGCCGACGCACGGAGAGCCGGGGTTGTTCGGCTTGAAACCCTATCGGACGGCAGCGGAGTGTATTGATTGGGCGATCCCGTGCCCGTCGATCTTCGAACGAAAGAAACCCCTGGCCGAGAACACGCTGCGGCGGATTGCCCGCGGGATCAAGAAATTCGTGATCGATACCGGCGATCCGTTCATCATCAAGTTCCGCACGGGGGCTACCGGCAGCGCCATCTCCGAGCCGATGCACACCATCACGGCCGGCAGCTACATCAAGCGGCCTGCCGGGGCCGGTCATGCGATGGGGCTGGTGACGCCCTACCTGATCGGGATCGATCACCAAAGCAGTCAGTCGGCCCAGTGGCCGGTCACGGAGCCGCTGCGAACGGTGACGCTCGAAAACCGGTTTGCGGTGGTGGCCCCGTTCCTGTCCAAGTATCACGGGCAAAAAACGAACGAGACGCGGGGCCAGCGGGCTGATGCCCCGCTGCGGACACAGGACACGAGCAACCGGTTTGGCCTGGTGTCGGCGTTCCTGACAAAATTCTACGGCACCAATATCGGCAGCGATATGCGTCAGCCCGTGCCGACGGTCACGGCGACGGGCCAGCACATCGGGCAGGTGCAGGCGTTCTTGATCAAGTATTACGGATGCGGGGTCGGGCAGGACTGCCGCGAACCGATGCACACGATCACCAGCAAGGATAGGCTCGGGCTGGTGACAGTGGCGGGCGAACGCTACCAGATTGCCGACATCGGACTGCGGATGCTGGCCCCGCGCGAGCTGGCGCTGGCGCAGGGGTTTCCGGCCGACTACCTATTGACCGGGACAAAATCCTGCCAGGTGGCCAAGATCGGAAACAGCGTCTGTCCGCCCGTCGCTGAGGCGTTGGTGCGGGCGAATGTGCGATTGGCCGATGCGGCCGGAAAGGCGGTGGGGTGATGCACGCGGTTATAGCTAAACACCTTAAGAGGGTAAACAGGGCCTGCGTGGGGCGATTTGACGGATACCCTTTTGATTGCGTTGTCTCCGAGCTGCTGATTACTGAAGATCGAGTAAAGAAAAAAAACAGACAAATAAAAAAGATGAAAACCGCGATGGTCGCGGCTTTGGAGGCCATGCGGAAGAATATTGCGTACGCAACATTGAAAGATGAACCCGTTTTGGTGGATGCTATTATCCAAGTCCAAAAAGCACTGAAAGGCAGGTAACGCATGGAGCGGCATCAATTGCCACAGTATGTAAAATTTGAGGCGGCGGCGGTGGGGCTGTCGCGGGCGGCGGTGGCTGGGATCCTCCACGACGCCCGGACGTTTGGGGTGCCGATCGCGGTCGCGACGGCCGCCGAACGCGCGGCGCTGCTGGACCGCATGGCCGACTATGGACTGGCCGATGCGGCGATTGAGGTCATCCTGCTGGAGGGAAAGGACTAATGGGCACGCAGAAACAACTGTTTAAAAATGAACTGCTCATCAATGCGATCCGGATTTGGTGCCAGGAGGTTCATGCCAATGCCATCGCCAAAGGGTTTTGGGATGCGCCGCGCAATGATGGGGAATTGATTGCCTTAATGCACAGCGAGCTGTCTGAGGCCCTGGAAGGGCTTCGCAGGGGCCTGCATGACGAACACTGCCCGGACTTTTTAAACGTCGAGATCGAGATGGCGGATTGTGTGATTCGCATTATGGACATGTGCTGCGCCCGCGGGTGGCGGCTGGGGGAGGCTATGTCGGCCAAGATGGAGTTTAATGCCACACGTCCGCATAAGCATGGGAAAAAATTCTGATGACGGAGATGCCGATCAAAGCGATCGCGGAATCTCTTTGGATAAACAGCAGGGAATTTTAACAGCATGGAAGGCACGATGAACACGATTGATTTGTATGAATTTCCGATCAATATCCCGGTGTGGATGAGTTCGGCCAGTGTGCAGTTGATGACGCTGGCCGAGCGGATGGGGTATCTGAATCTGCTGTTTCATTGTTTTCGAAACGGCGGGCGTCTGCCGGACGATGACGACAAGCTGGCGGTGCTCTCAGAGCTGCGCGAGGACTGGAAAAAAGGGGCCGGCGTCAAGATCCGTTCGTGCTTTTACAAAAACCGACAGAGCCAACTGCGGAATAAGCGGGTTGATTTTTTAATCAAACGCATTGAAACCCATCAAACGAAAAGTAGACAAGGCGGGTTGGCAAGTGCCAAAGCTCGTCAAGAAAAGAAGTTAGGGCAAAATGAGGCGGGCAAGGGTGGTTGCAATCAGGTTGCAAGCAAAAACGAAGTGGACTTGGGTTTAGGCGGCAACCTAAACCCAAGCAATAAAGACATATACATTTATGGTAATAAAAGACATAACCATAACAAAGATTGTAACCCACATAGGGCGGCGGACGCCGGGGGCGGCGCGGATTGTTTTGATTTGAAAAATAAAAAACTCCCGGAGGAAATTTTGGCGGCGCGGCAAAAGGCCGCCGCGGTGCTGATCGACCGGCTGCGGCCGCTGAACGGCACGGCCAAGGTGATCGAGGATATTCTCAACGCCGGGGTGCGGCGGGCGGTCAAGACGGGCGAGGTGGCTGTGTTCGACCGGATGGCCGAGGCGGCCCGGCGGATCGTCGCCGACGACACGGTGACCAACCCGGCGGGCAAGTTTGTGGCGTGGGCGAAAAAGGCGGTCGGGTATGTGCCGGCGGGGCCGCGAAAGGGGGCAGGTCATGCTGCACATTGAGGCCGAGGCGGTGGTGGCGAAGCTCTACGACCTGTACCCGGGCTGGAACCCGACGAGCACGATGCTGGAGGCGATCAAGCACAAGCTGACGCCGTTTGCGCCGGAGGCGGTCGAGCAGGCGATCCTGGACAGCTATGACCCCGGCAAGCGGACAGCGCCGCTGGAGGCGATCCTGGCGGCCGTGCGGCGTGCGGCGGCCGACCGGGCCAAGCGGGTGCAGGCGGCCGAGCGGATGGCCGCCGCGCCGCAGCGGGTGGTGACGACGGACGAGGTCAACGCGATGTACGTCGAGAGGGCACGGGCACAGGATGCGTTTGCCCAGGCGATGTGCCGGCGGCGCGGATTGGATTTTTGAGAAAAAATAATTTTCAGCACAAGGAAAAAACGACATGGACGAGACGGTCAAGATCATCGGGTTTTCGGGAAAAATGCAGAGCGGCAAGAGCACGGCGGTCCTCTCCCTGTATGCCCGGCTTAGTGCCGCGAAGGAGGCGTACGACGGGCGGCATACCGCCGAGTGCCGCAGGCTGAAACGTCGTCAGCCATACACCCCGCCGCGAACGCCGGTCATCGAGCCGTTCGCCGGGCCGCTCAAGCTGCTGTGCGGGCGGGGGTTTGGCTTTTCGTCCGAGCAGATGGAAACCGAGGCGGGCAAACGGTCGCTGCATCAGCCCAGCGGACTGACGGTGCGGCAGGTGCTCCAGCGGATCGGGACGGAGGTGTTTCGGACGATGGACCCGGAGTTCTGGGTGCGGATGTGGCGGGCGGAGATCGAGGAAGCGTTCTATGCGAACCCGGTGCTGGTGCTGGTGCCGGATGTGCGGTTTGTCAACGAGGCTGAGGCGGTGGTCGGGATGGGCGGGATCGTGATCCGGCTGATGCGGCAGCCGATGGCCGACGATGCGCATCGCTCGGAGACGGAGTTGGACGGATGGGGCGGGTTTAGCCATGTGGTGGATAACCGGGCGATGACGGCGGCTGAGCAGAATGAATTTCTGTGGGACCTCTTGACCGGGTCGGGCGGATACCTTGACGAGAGCGGGGCGCGATGACGGCAAAGATTTTTCCATGCGTGCTGATTTTTTTGAGTGGGTGTGCTGCGGTGGTGTGCGGCTGCGGCTGCGGCGGCGACTGGCGGCGATGCCTCTACTGGGCCGCGGCGGCGGTGCTGAATGCGGCGGTGACGTTTTAGGGGAAACCATGAAGGGCATGAAGAAATAAAAGAGTGATATGAAACGCGACAGGTCGCGACATGACGGGACGTTACGAGACAAGATGTTACAAGACAACTAACTTTTTAATGGAGAATGCAAATGAAAAAAGCAGTCGTGAAATTGGCATCGGCAAGCACGTACGGTCAATCTCGATTTTATGAGGTTGAAAAACTGGAAAAAGAATCTGTTGCGGATTATGAAAAACGCACCTGGAAAAATCGGTGTCATGTGGATGATAAGGGGATGGTGTATATCCCGGCGATGGCGATCAAGAATTGCATGTCGGCGGCGGCCAAATACCTGTCCCTCCAGATTCCGGGCAAAGGGAAAAAAACCTATACCAAACACATCGAGTCCGGCGTCATGGTGCTTGAAAACGTCGCGCTGAACATCCCCATTGATGCGGTGGACGGGATGTGGTTGTTTTTGCCCTCGGATGGCCGGCGCGGCGGCACCACCCGTGTGAAAAAATGTATGCCCTATATCAAGTCATGGCAGGCGGAGGTGACTTTTTTGGTGTTGGATGAGACCATCACGGAGGAGGTGTTTGCTGAAATTCTGAAAGAGGCGGGCCGGTTCATCGGGCTGGGGTTTTTCCGGCCCAGCAATAACGGAACCTGGGGACGATTCGAGGTGCAAAGCATCCAATGGATTTAAGTGCGACGCGACGCGACAAGACTGGACCAGACATGACTGGACTTGCCCCGAGGCGACAAGACTGGACTGGACTTGACGGGACACGACGTGACAGGACCGGACAAAACAAGACAAGAAACTTTTTAATGGAGATTAGCGTATGAACCTTAAAAAAAATCCAAACCCTGATGTGCGGATTCTGGTGAATCTGCTGGAAACGCAACTGCTCAAAGAAAAAAAGGACATCTGTGTTTATGCGGACCTGAGCACTGCGATTGGAAGGGATGTCCAGGGACCGGCCCGCGGAGTTCTCCACAAGGCGGTGCGTGATTTCAACCGCATAAATCAGGTGATGGCGCGGACCAGCCGGTGTCAGGGCATTTATTTAAGCAGCGACTATTCCGGTGTGATGAGTGATGCCGCACGAAGTATCCATAAAAAGGCGTACCGAACCCTAAAAATGGTCCTCAATGCGGAACCTGCGGAATCGCTGTCCAACGATGAAAAAAATAAACTGGTCAGTCAGCAAGTCCAAATGAACACTATTGTATTTTTTACAACCCCAAAGGCCCAGAAACGCATTGAAGCAAAGGTCTCCGAAAAACAAGGGCAGGAGCTGCCCACTGCGGAGACCCTCCGGTTATTCACCGAGAAAAATCCGTGAAAAGGAATTTATGGCCAAACGACGAGCAAAAAAACAGCGGCAGTGGATGCCGGAGTTGGGCAAGATCATCACGCCGGATGAGATGGCGCGGATCATCGCGGTGCTGCCGTCGGATGCGACGCAGGAGGTGTCGGCGCGGCGTGAGGCGATGGTGATGTGGCTGCTGATCAACACGGGGCTGCGGGCCGCGGAGATCTGCGGGATCCGGGCGCAGGATACGCCGCGGTATTTGGGCGACATTCGGGGGGAGAAGTTTCTGGCGGTTAAAGACGGCAAGGGCGGCAAGGACCGGATCGTGCCGGTGGCCGAGGAGTTTGCCGCGTACATCGACCGGTATCTGGATGAGGTGCGGCCGGGAACGATGCCCCAGCGGTATAAAAAAAACGACCGCCGCGGGTGGCTGCTGTTCAAGCATGGGAAAAAGCTGAACCATGACCAAATTTACTACATTGTCCAGAAGTATCGGCGGCGGGCGGGGATTGAAAAGCCGATCACCCCGCACTACTTTCGGCACACGTTCGCGACGGACTACCTGCTGGTCAGTCCGGACATCTATCCGCTGCAACGGATGCTTGGACACAGCACGACGAATATCACGGAGCGGTATGTGCATATCACGCAATTCATCGGGAAGGGAATCGGCGCGATGTTAAACAAGCGGACACAGCGGGTTATGGCGGAAACGGTGCAGCCCTCCGAACTTTACTAAGTGTATCGAGAAAAGCAGAGACACAATGGCGCAAATACCAGAAAAGAACGCAGGTTATGAAAAGAGCAAACCCCTTGTCGTGAATGTCGGCGATTTTGCGGTGAAAAGGATTTGGTGGAGGACGTTGTATTATCACTTTGCGAACGGGTTTTTTGTGCATTTGCGAACGAAATAGGCAGGCCGACGGCGGCCTGAGTCAGGATGACAATGATGAGAAAGGGAATTCAGATGGTCACATATGAAGCGATTCGCGAGACGATACAGACGGGCGATGTGGTGTTGTTCCGTGGCAAGGGGCGGATCAGCCGGTGGATCCGCTGGTGGTGCTCGCTGGTGACGGGGTTAAGGCCCACGTGGGCCTCGCATGTGGGTGTGGCGGTGCGGGAAGGGCGTCGGCTCTTGCTGCTGGAGAGCACGTCGATCCGCGGCGGGGTCAAGGGCGTCCGGTTGACGCCGCTGTCGGATGCGCTGGCGGCCTATGACGGACAGGTCCGGCTGCGGCGGCTGTCGATGATCCAGACGATGGAGCGGCGGGCGGCGATCCGGCGGTTTGTCGGCGGGATGCTGGGCCGGCCCTATGAGCAAAACCTGCTGGAGTTGATCCGGTCGGCCTGGACGGCGACGCGGAACACGACGGCGGCGATGGACAGCGTGTTCTGCTCCGAACTGGTCGCGGCACTGTACCAGCACATGGACCTGCTGCCGGAGTTGCCGCCGGCGAATAATTACACGCCGGAGGATTTTCGCAAGGGCGGTGCGGTCGATCAAGCGATGGCGGCGTTGGGCGTCAATGCCGCGTTGGGAATGGAAGTGGATTTAGACACGAAAGGAATCGAACCATGAGAAAGTACGGCTATGTCCTGGGGCTGGTGTGCCTGCTGTCGGCGGCGGTGTGGGTGTTGGCCGGGATCGGGTGTGTGACGGTGCTGAGCGGCTGCGGCAGCGCGCCGGCATGGGCGGCGGCCTGGGCGGCGGGCGGGGCGGCGACGGCGGAGGTGCGGCATGCCCTGATCGAGCGGGAAGAGCAACTGGTGATCCGGCATGAGCAGGAGCTGGACCAGTGGGCGGCGGCCCTCGATACCACCGAGAAGGCGCGGCTGGCGGCGCAGGCGGCGGCGACGCTGGAGGAAAAGCAGGCCGTCTCGGCGACGATTGTGGCCCTGGATACCGGGCGGGCGGCGGCGACGACGGATTGGAAGTCGCCGACGGCCTCGGCGACGACGGCGGCCCTGATCACCAACATCCTGACGGCCCTGTATTACCGCCGGAAAGACAAAAAACTTTAGGCATAAGCCTCCTTCTTAGAACACATGCGCCGTGAGTGTGTGCAGATAGAAACCACGGCCGTTTTTAAAACAGAAGCCAGGAGTTTAGAGAATGTATGCCATGGACCAAATACAGCGGAATTTGAAGGGCCGGCAGGCGATGGTCTCGCTCGGGGCCGATGGACTGGCGGCGATCGTGAACTTTCGCGGGGTGGATCTGAAGATGGTCTTCTCGTTCGGGATGGACTGGGAACATCTGTCCGTCTCGACGGAGTCGCGATGCCCGACGTGGGCGGAGATGTGCTTTTGCAAGGACATCTTCTTTGGCCCCGACGATGTCTGCGTGCAGTATCATCCGCGGCAGTCCCGGTATGTCAACTGTCATCCGAATTGTCTGCATATCTGGCGGCCGCAAAAAGAGGTTGTGCCGGAACCGCCGCTGTGCCTGGTGTAAAGGAGCGATCATGAGTTGCTGTTATGTGCCTTCTTCCGAGCAGGTCCGCTTCGAGCTGGCGGTGTTTTGCTGGATGATCGCGTCGCGGGGGTCGGCGGGCCGGTTTCGCTGCCGGCCCAAGCGGCACTGGTCGCGACGGGCGACGCGGCTGGCGGACGGGTTTAATGGGACCTTCTAACCTCAAGCAGGGATGGGCGTATGGACAGCGACAGGGACGGCGTGGTGATGGCAAGTGTGTATCATCGGACGGTGGACGGCGGCCGGCTGTTTGCGGTGCGGCTGGCGATGGGGGTCTCGCAGGCGGCGTTTGCCGAACGGTGCGGACACAGTCAGCAGTTCCAGCAGCGCATCGAGGCGGAAGGTCAGCACGAGGTGCTGGCCAGCCGGGCCGAGGCCATTGCCGCGGCGCTGGCGTGGTTTGAACAGAACGATAAACGAACGCGAGGACGCTGATGCAAAAGACAAGTATCCCCTGGACGGACTATACCTGGAACCCGCTGTGCGGCTGCCCGCGGCCGCTGGCGTCGGCCGGGTGCGACAATTGTTACGCCCGTCAACTGCATACCCAGCGGCATACGGCTTATCTGGCGGGCAAGAAGCTGCCCGCCCAATATGCACAGGGATTTGACACGATCCAGATGTTTGCTGACCGGCTGGAAGAACCCCTTCGGGTCAGGACGCCGAGCCGTATCTTTGTCGGGAGCATGACGGATCTGTTTCATGAGGCCGTGCCGGATGCGTTCATCGATCAGGTGTATCGTATCTTTGACCGCTGCCCTCACCATACATTCCAGCTTTTGACCAAACGGCCCAAGCGGCGGTTACAGTATCATGAACGGTTCGGGATCGGGACGGAACCGAAGAACGTCTGGCAGGGGGCTACGTTCTGCACGCAAAAGGAATTGTTCGATAACATGCAGTATCTGCGTGAGCTGCCGGCGGCGGTGCGGTTTGTCTCGCTGGAGCCGCTGCTGGAGGAGATGGACCTGAGATTGTGGTCCAGCCCGAATAGAACGTATATTCTGGAGGCGACGACGGAGTTTCCGGGGTTTCGACATACGGGGACCTATGACAGCGTAATCGGGTGGGTGATCGTGGGATGCGAAAGCGGGCCGCGGCGGCGGGTGTGCCCTCTGGAGTGGGTTGAATCGATTGTGGCCCAGTGCCGTTCGGCGGGCGTTCCGGTGTTTGTCAAACAGATCGGCGGCATTGGGCCGGGGGTCACGCAGGACATGGCCCGCTGGCCGGAACATATGCGGGTGCGGGAGTGGCCGGATTAGATTGACGATCAATGATTGACGATTGATGATTGGAAAGGAATTTTATGAAGAAGATTTATTTAGCGTGCCCATATTCGCACCCCGAGGCAGCTGTCCGGGAAACGCGGTTTCAGCAGGTCAACGCGGTTGCCGCCGACTTGATGCTCCGTGGTAATATGGTGTTTTCTCCCATTTCACACACCCACCCTATCGCATTGGCGGGTGATCTACCGAAAGGGTGGAATTTTTGGGCGGCTTATGATAAGACGTTTATTCAGTGGTGCGACGAGGTGTGGGTGCTGACGCTGGAGGGGGTATGTGATTCTGTCGGCGTCCGGGCTGAGATTGATCTGGCCGACCGGATGGGCAAGGTTGTCCGCTATATTTCCGCCCCATATTTGCGACTTCCGGAATCGCTCCGCGATAATATCAACGGCTGCGTCTGTTTTAATTGTTATTCGCTTCGGCCCGGCTATGAATCTCCTGACTGTGCATGTGATATGGGTGTCCCGGAGTGGTCGGAGATGTGTTCGGCGTGTCCCAAAAAACAGTTTTGCGATACTGCGTTGCATCCAGAACTTTATATCCCTCCATTTGTCAATCGTCAATCGTCAATAAGGAAATAAAACCATGGGCCGAATAACGGAGTATGAGGCGGGGTTTGTCGAGCGGCTGCTGGCGTTTAGCGATCAGCCGCAGTCGCTGCTGGTGCGGGGGCAACTGTCCGATGCGCGGGTGGGGGTGCTCTTGGGGGTGTCTCGCGAGAGTGTGCGGCGGTGGCGGCGTCGGGTGCCGGGGCGGCTGGAGGACTTCAGGCCGGAGTTTGCGGCGGCCTGGGATCAGGTCCAGGACGCGGTGGACGCCGGGGCCATCAAGCGATCCATGATCGAGCGGGCGACGGGGTTTGTGCAGCGCAAGATCATCCGGGCCGCCGACGACGACGGCAAGATGACGATTATCCGCGAAGAAAAGATCACGCTGGCCGGCGACGTGGCGGCGGCCAAGCTGGTGCTGGGCAATATCGACGCATCGCCGCAGCGGTGGAATACCGCCGACAAGACTGACGCCCGGCACGCGGTGACGGTGGACGGATTAACCGCCTTGATGGAGGAGATCGATGGTCACGGACGAAGCCTGCCCGCTGAACAGCCTGTCGGAGCGTGAGCTGGCCGAAAAGCTCAAGGACCGGACGTGGCGGCTCAATCACCTGTACTGGGTGATCGACGAGCAGGGCCGCCGGGTGCGGTTCCGCATGCGGCCGATCCAGCGGCTGTTCTACATGACGATGTGGTATCTGTGCATCATCCTCAAGAGCCGCCAGCACGGGTTTACCACGTTCATCTGCCTGTACTTTCTGGACCTGTGCCTGTTCAACAGCAACATCCGCGCCGGGATCATTGCCCACGGCCTCAAGGAAGTGCAGTCGATCTTTCAGGACAAGATCAAGTTCCCCTACGAACATCTGCCCGAGTCCATCAAGCGGCGGATCCCGGCGGTCAAGGATGACGCCAACGAGCTGCGGCTGGCCAATAACAGCAGTATCCGCGTGGGCACCTCCATGCGGTCGGGGACGCTTCAGGCCCTGCTGGTGACGGAGTATGGCAAGATCTGCGCCAAGTTCCCCAAGAAGGCCGAGGAGGTGCGGACCGGGTCGCTGGAGACGGTGCACCAGGGGTCGCTCTTGATCATCGAATCGACGGCGGAGGGGAACTTTGGGGACTTCCATGACCGGGCTACGACGGCGCAAGAGCTGGCCAACAGCGGCGGGGAGCTGGGGCCGATGGATTTTAAGTTCTTCTTCTTTGCCTGGCACCAAAAACCCGAGAACCGGACGGACCCGAAGTTTGTGACCGTGCCGCCGTTTTTGAAACGGTATTTTGAGGGGATGGAGGTCGAGCTGGGTAAACGGCTGGACGCCGGGCAGCGGGCCTGGTACACGAAAAAGTATGAGCTGCTGGGGCGCGACCTGATCAAACGCGAACACCCGTCCACGCCGCGGGAGGCGTTCGAGGCGGCCATCGAGGGGGCGTACTATGCCGAGCAGATCGGGATGGCGCGGGACGCCGGGCGGGTGTGCTTTCTGCCGCACGAAAAACACCTGCCGGTGCATACGGCCTGGGATCTGGGCATTCGGGACGCGATGAGCGTGGTCTTTTTTCAGGTGGTCGGGCACGAGATCCGGGTGATCGACTACCAGGAAACGACGGGAAAATCGCTGGAGTTCTGCATCCGGGAGTGTCAGAAAAAGCCCTATGTGTTCGGCCGGCACGGCGCGCCCCACGACATCCGGGTGCGGGACCTGTCCACGGGGATCAGCCGGGTGGAGTTCGCCGCGTCGCTGGGCTGGCGGTTTGACATCCTCGGCACCGACAAGATCAGTATTCAGGACGGCATTGACCTGGTGCGGGCGGAGCTGGACCGGATGTGGTTTGACAGCCAGAAATGCGACTGGCTGCTCAAGTGCCTGGCGGCCTACCGCAAGGAGTATGATGAAAAACGAGAGGTGTTCTACGACGCCCCGCTGCACGACTGGTCCAGCCACGCCGCCAGCGCCGTCAAGAGCCTGGCGGTGATGTACAAGACGCTGCGGCTGGAGGGGTTTATCCACAACGCCCTGCACGAGCGGCGCAGCGATACGGCCGGGTATAACCCGCTGGAGGCGTAGGGAAAAAGAAAATTTTCGGGGGGGTGAAAAATTTTTGTACGGGTAAAGTCTGCTCGTTCCTGCTGGTTGCCTTATTTTCTCCCATATCAAAAATTACAACCAATTGGTTGTTAGACACGCCGCGCGGACGGTCGGTACACTGCGGCCTATCAAGGTCAAAAGACCTACGCGAGTCTTAAAAACCAGTGAGGACGAAACCTTATGCGGGACTTAGACGATGGGATCAGGCGGCAGCAGTAAACCGAAACTCCCCCCTCCGGCGGCGCCTCCCCCGACGGCGGCGGCCTCGGAGACCGATGAGGCCGTGCGGCAGGCCGGCGACGAGGAAAAAAAGCGGCTGCGCAAGCTCTTCGGCCAGCAACGGACGGTATTGACCGGCGGGCTGGAGGCGGCGACGGTGCAGGGCAAACAATTGCTGGGGTAAGGTGGATACAGACAACAAACAGCTTGTTCAAAAACTCGCCCAGCGGCATTCGCAGGTCAAGCGGATGCGTCAGCCGGTCGAGCCGGTCATCCAGGAGGTACTGGACCTGGTCTGCCCCCACCGCAGCGACTTTCTGCATGCGATTACGGATTTTTCCACCGTCGGCAAGAAGATCTTCGACGGCTCGCCCCAGTCGGCCCTGATGATCTGGGTGGACGGGATTCAGGGGTATCTGGTCAGCGCGGCCATCAAGTGGTTTACGCTGACGCTGGCCGACGAGCGGCTGCTGGAGCTGCCGGACGTGAAGGACTGGCTCAAAGATGTTGAAGGCCGGATCTACAACGTGCTGGGGCGGAGCAATTTCTACGCGGTGATGGAAGAGCATCTGGTGGACGCCGGGTCGGCCGGGACGGCCAACCTGTTCATTCACGAGGACCTGGCCAGCCGGCGGCTGCATTTCAACGTCGAGCACCCGCGGGATGTCTGGCTGGTCAATGACCTGTGGGGCGATGTCAACGAGGTGCATGTCCTCAAGCGGCTGACCCTGCACGAGGCGGCCCGGCAGTACGGCAAACACAACCTCAGCCGGGCGCGGCAGTTGATGCTGGCCGAGCAGCCCTATGCGGAGATCGAGGTCTTATGGGTGGTTGCCCCCAATGACGCCCCGCTGCCGGGGGCGCGGGATTTTCGGGGCAAGGCGTTTCGCAGCTATCATCTGGAGGTCGGGCAGGACCATCTGCTCCGCACGGGCGGGTATGGAACGCTGCCGGGGGCCTTCATGCGGACGCGGCCGCGGAGCGGCTCGGCCTACGGCATCAGCCCGGCGGAGATGGCCAAGTACGAGATTACGCGGCTCTATGCCATGGGCAAGAGCCTGATGCACGCCGGTCACCTGGCGTCGCGGCCGTTCTGGCAGGCCCCGCGCGAGATGCGGGGGACGCTGAAACTGACCCCGGACGCCATCAACTGGTATGACGACCCGGCGAGGCGGATCATGCCGGGCACCACGGGGAGCAATTACCCCATCGGCTCGGACCGGGAAGAACAGGCCCGCGAGACGATCAAGCGGTGGTATTCGGTCGATTTTTTTCTGGCGATGCAATCGCAAAAGGGCGACCGCACGGCCGAGGAGATCCGCGAGCTGCAGAGCGAACGGGCCAGCCTGCTGGGGCCGCAGATGGAGCGGCTCAGCTATGACCTGGACGCGGTGATCGGGCGGGTGTATGACCTGATGGCGCAGGCCGGGCAGCTCCCCGATCCGCCGGCGGCGCTGGAAGAGGCCGGCGAGGAACCGGTGCGGATCGAGTATGTCGGGCCGCTGGCGATGGCGCGGAAACAGAACTACGCCCTTGGCCCGGTGCGGGCGGCCCTGCGGGACATCGGGGCGCTGGCCCAGATCGATCTGACCGTGCTGGATAACTACGATTGGGACGTAGTGAGCCGGTACATGAGCGAGCAGAACGGCGGGCTGCCGAGCCGTGCGGTGCGGGATAAACAGGCCGTGGCGGCCCTCCGCGACGGACGGGCCCAGGCCCAGCAGGCGGCCCGGACGGCCGAGATGCTCCAGAAGGGGGCCGAGACGGCGGCCAAGTTCCAGGGGCCGGTGGACGCCTCCAGCCCGATGGCGGCGGCGATGGCGAATGCCTGACGACTTTTTGACTTTTGGATAAGGAAGCGGATATGGACAGCACAACGGCGTATCAGGACGGACTGAAGAACGAATTGGCCGCATTGCAGGAGCGATGCTACCGGAAAGACGGGCTGCTCAAGAGCAATGCCCGGCCGCAGGATGTCGAGCGGATCGAGACGCTGCGGTCGCTGCTGAAGGAAAAGACCCTGACCCCCCTGACGGACGAACAGGCCGAGACGCTGGGGATCGACCCCGACCGGACGGCGGCGACGGGCGGGATTGCCCCGCCGGCGGCGACCGAGGTGGTGATGCCGGATGGCGAGGTGCGGGCGGTCGAGCCGATCACGCCGGCGGCGCTGTCGGCGGCCCTGACGGGTGCGGCCGAAGAGCCGGCGATGCCGGGGCGGCTGGACGAGCTGGCGGGCGTGGTGGCCCGACTGGCCGAAGAGGTGGCCCGGCAGGCCGAAGAGATCGAGCTGCTCAAGGCGGTGCTGCACCGCAGCGGGATCCTGCGGCACCGGAAGTTTGTCAACCAGCTCAAACGCAGCGGGCCGAAGGTCTTTAACAAACGCCCGGAAAAACAGGGATAAACGATGGCGCTGACGGCGGAGCAAAAACGACAGATGATGTTCCGGCAGGTCTTTTGCCGGTCCGAATGGGGTCCTCAGGTGCTCAATTACCTGCTGAGCGATTTTGGATTTTTTGACGCCGTGGACCCGGCGGACGCCGGGGCGGTGGCCCTGCGAAACTACGGGTCGAAGCTCCTGGCCCTGGTCGGCGCGATCGACCCGGCCGATACGCTGCCGCTGACGCGGGCGATCCTGAATGTTCCGCCGGCGGTGATGCCGGAGGACGAGTGACGGTAAACCATGAAGACCAAAAGAAACAACCGATGCGATCGTAAAGCCCTTTGCGTCTTCATGGTCTTTAAATATCGAATTTTGAATAAGGAACACAAGCATGGAAAACCCCACTGACACACCGGCTGCCGGCACACCGGCCGCCGCCGAACAAACGGTAAACACACCACCCGATGCGTCGGCGGCTGCGGCCGCGGCGGCGCAGGAGGCGGCTGCCAACGCCACTGCCGCGGCGGGCAAGACGCCCGCCGGCTGGATGGCACAGCTTAAAGATGACCTGAAGGCGAACGAAACGCTGGCTCGATTCAAGACGGTAGGCGAATTGAGTACTGCGTTCCTGGAACTGGATGGGAAACTGAAAGCCGCCGTGCCGTTACTGCCGGACAACGCGACGGAGGAGGAAAAGGCGGCGTTCTATACCCGGCTGGGTCGGCCCGAGACGCCGGACGGCTATGCGGTCGATAAGGCCGCCATCCCGAACTGGGGGCCGGCCGACGATGCGCTGGAGACGGCAATGCGGCCCGAGCTGCACAAGCTCGGTCTGACGCAGAGCCAGTACGGCGGATTGGTGACGGCGTTTGCGGGATTTAACGCAAAGATCGCCGAGGCCAACGTCCAGGCGACGCAGGCGGCGATGGCCGCGATGACGGCCGAGTTTGGCGACAAGGCGGCGGGGAATTTTGAGGCCGTCGCCCGCATCGTCGAAAAACTCGGCGGGCCGGAACTGAAGGGCCTGCTGGAAACCGTCGAGGTGGACGGGGTCAAGCTGGGTAATTACCCGGCGCTGGTCAAGGCGTTTTTGCCGCTGGCGTCGGTGGTGCTGGAGGACACGTATGTCGCCGGCGGAAAGTCGGCCCCGGTGGCCGACGGATTTTTGGATTATGGAAAAACATAAACGACCGCCCCGGCCAGTGAAGGCCGATCAGGGGGGGTCTAACCAGGAGAATTGACAATGATCACTCTTCCCGAACGTATGAGCCAGCTTGAGATCCTCAAGCGGCTGGACCCGACCGGCAACCCGGCCAAGATCGCCGAGGTGATGGTCCAGCAGAACGCCATCCTCATGAACCCGGCGTATGAATGCAACCGCGTGACGCTGCACAGCATCAAGCAGCGGGTGTTTTTGCCCAAGTCCGAGATCCGGCGGTTCAACAGCGGCGTCGGCAAGGGCGCTACGCAGGTCAAAGAGGTGCTCGAACCGACGATGAAACGCGCCTTGTACAGCGTGGTGGATGCCGAAGAGGCCGAGCTGAGCGGCAACGCGACCGATATGCGTGCCCGCGAAGACAAGGCGATCATCGAATCCATCGGGCAGGACACGGCATGGGACCTGATCTACGGGAACAAGGCCGGCAACATGGACAGCATCGACGGACTGGCCGTGCGGCTGGCCAGCAAGGCCCTGCCGAACGTGCATACCCACGGCGGCAGTTCCAACTGCACGAGCTTGTACATCATCCAGCCCGGCGACATGAAGGTGCACCTGACCTACCCCAAGGGCAGCCAGGCGGGCATCCAGCACGTCAACAAGTCGCCGAACAATGCGCCGGTGACCTGGACGGACGAGGTGGACGGCACGAAGAATTACGAGGCGCTCGTCTCGTATTTCCGGTCGGACTTCGGGTGGGCCATCTGGGATGCGCGGTGCATCGCCCGGCTGGGCGACATCGACGTGACGGACCTGGACGGGTTCGACGAGGATTTCCTGATCGCCATCCTGAACAAGATGCCCAACCGCGGAGCCGGTGCGGTGATCTACTGCAACGCCGATATGTTCACGCTGTTCGACATCCGGGCCAAGGATAAGACCAACGTGATGTACAACGGCACCGACCCGTGGGGCAAGCCCCAGATCATGTTCGGGTCGCGCGCCCCGATCCGGCTGGTCGATCAGATCAGCAGCGACGAGGGCACGCTGGCCGCGTAGAGCCTTCCGAATTCGGCGTTTTGAATTTTGAAGGTTGACTTTACAACAGACAACACACAGTGAGAAAGGATCATGAGATGATCGATGCAATGTTAGTCATGAGCAGCCGGCAGGCGGTGGTCGGGGATGTCACCGATGTCGTCGAAAGCACCGTCCTGACGATGGGCAAGGCCACGCAGGGCCACCAGGAGATGGCGGTGATCTGCAAGGTGTCCAAGGATTACACCGGCGACGGCACCCTTCAGGCGGTGCTGCAGCACGCCGTCGATGACGGGTCGGGCAGCCCGGATACCTTTGTGACCGTGGCCAGCGGCCCGGTGGTGGCGGCGGCGGCCCTGAAAAAGGGCAAGCTGCTGTTCAACGGCGTCCTGCCGGCGGACCTGAACAAGTTCATCCGGATGCACTATGTCATCGGCGGAGAGGCCCTGACGGCCCTGGCCGCCGGGACGGTCGATGCCTGGCTGGACGCGGCCCCGGAAACGGCCCGCGTAAACAATACCTAAAGTCTCCATGCTGCGGGGTCGGCGGCGGACGGCACGGATGCCGCCCCGCCGGCCCGATTTTGAGGCGTTTGTATGATCTCCGAGATTTCCCTCTGCAATTTGGCGCTGGCGATGGTCGGCGAGGATCAACTGCTCATGAACCTGGACGAGCAGCGAAAGCCCGCCATGCTGTGCCGGCTCCACTACGGCCCGTCGCGGGACGCGATGCTGGCGGCGGTGGACTGGACGTGCGCGGGACGGCGGGCGACGCTGGCGCGGCGGGCGGCCGGGCCGGAGTGGGGATTTTTGTACGCCTACCCGCTGCCGACGGCCCCGGCGTGCCTGAAGGTGCGCACGGTGCTGCTGGACGCGGCGGCGATGACGTGGGAACGGGAAGGCGATGCGATCCTGACCGACAGCACGACGTGCCGGATCGTGTACACGGCCCAACTGACCGACCCGTCGAAATTCGGGCCGATGCTGGCCGAGGCCATTGTCCATACGCTGGCCAGCCGACTGGCCAAGCCGATGTGCAACGATGAGCGGCTGGCGGCGCGGCTGCGCGACGAGGTGACGCTGACGCTCCTGCCGGAGGCCCGGCGGCAGAACGCCGGGGAACGGCAGCACCCGGGCGAGGACGGCGAGACGAACTGGGCGGAGGAATAATGAAAATTAACGAGGTGAAAACATGAGCTACGGAGCACTATCAAGTCGATTTGGTCATTATTCATCTGCAGGCGTCACCGCATTAATCGCAGCGGCGGATGCACCTGCGTTTGAAAAGTCGTCGGCTCGCTATATTTGTGACGGGGTTGATGATCAAGTGAAGATCAATGCGGCCATTGCCGGAAATCCTTATGTGACACTCTCGTCCGGAACCTTTAACATCACGGCGGCGATCAATGTCGGAGCTGACAATCTGGTGTTCTCCGGGCAAGGGCCGACGACGATCCTCAATCGCGTAACGGCAACTAATAACAACTATTGCATGGTGTATCAATTCGGCCCGAACTTCAATATCACCTTGAGGGATTTCCGGATTAAAAATAACAACATCGGGAATCCTGCGACTGCGTTTGATAAGTGCATCTTTATTAACGGCAATCCGGATGATATTACGCTGTCCAATAATATCCTGATCGAAGGGATTGTCACCGAAGATGGTGAGGCGGAGAACATCTGCATTGATTACTCGGAATATATCACCGTCCGAAACTGCATCTGCAAAAACGGGGCATGGGCAGGAATCACCCTGGCGTTCTGCCGATTCGGAGACATTTACAATAATCATATTGAACAATGCGGCAATAATAATCCGAACGGCGGGTCACTTGGGTTTGGTATCAATATCCAGTCGGCACCATTTACATCGGTGCACGATAACTGGATTCGCGGGTGTGGATGGGGCGGAATCGGCATTTCCGGTGCCAAGGTTGATGCCGCCGAAAAATACTTTCCTTCCGAGCATATCTCTGTCTATGGAAACCATATAGTCGGGTGCGGCATGAAAACATCCGGAACCGAGGTGACGGGGGCGACAGGGATTTGGGTTGGAACCACGGGGGGCAGCACGCGGCAACCGAAACACATTGACCTTTTTGCCAATCATGTGAAAAATTTATATTTGGCCGCCTGCCCCTTTGATTTGACGGGTAATGCCAATGGTGAATGGAATTTATCAAAGGCCGGATCGCGGCCGTTTGAGGGGATTGTAGCCGGAGACGAGGTCTACTTGACGGCGCAGGGAGGCGTGGCTGTGGGAACGTACCCGGTCGGCGCCGTTGACCTGACAACTTATAGTTGGATTAATATCGCTCCGGTGGCCCAAATCTCGCATGTGACCCCCGCCAACGTTGAGATCGGCGACACGTTTGGAATTACGCTGACCATTGCCGGCGTATCCCACGAAATTACGTTTGTCGCCACGGCGGCGACGGTTAAAAATGCAGCCGAAGGATTGCAGGCGGCGGCAGCAGCAGCCAAAGCCGCGGCCACGGCCCCCTGGACGGAGGTGACGGCGACTGAAGACGATCTTAAGGTGGTCTTGAAAGCCGACACTGCCGGGACGCTTTTTACACTGGCAACGTCAGCGGTCAATGTTGGCGGCGGGACCAATACCCAAACCTTAACGGCAACTTTATTTTACGGATTCAACGCTGATGGATCTCCAAACATGACTCACGGCGGCAGCGGGCAGGCCGTGTGTGTCAACGCCGGAACGGAGATTAATATCCATAATAATTATCTTGACGGCCAGGCGACGGCGGCGGCGATCCTGTTGGGGTCCGGTATTACCGCGGGCAGTATTGTCCGCGAGTATGATAATTATGTTGGGCCGAACTACACGAATCGTATTCGGTCGCTCTCCACCAGCGAGGCGGTGGACTTCAGCGGCAGAATCGATGAAACGCCGATTGCCCGAACCGCGGCGACGACATGCCGTTATTTCTCGAACGGCCAGGTGTTCACTAATACCGGAGCTGGAGCGGCGGTCACATTCACGCTGCCCAAGGCCAAGCCGGGGCGCAAGTACAAATTCCGTGTCACGGCCGCCCAGCAGATGCGGGTGGACCCGGAAGGCACTGAAACCATCGCCATCGCAGGTGTCCAGCAGGCCCCCGGGAAATATGTGTGGGCCGATGCACCAGGTGAGGGATTTGACCTGGAATGTATCGTTGCGGGAAAATGGGAAATGACAAACGCTATCGGAACGATCACTGCCGAAGCTTAACCCGTAAAATTCGGAGACAACTATGAACATCTATAACAGTACCAGTAAAAACTGGGCCAACCCGCTCAAGGCGCAATTCCAGCGGGGGACGCTTTTATTGAAATTTGTGGACGGGGCGCCGACGGCGTGGGTGGATCGGGCGACGGAAGGGCTGGTGATCGCCGATACGCTCTTGAGCCTGGACAACAAGGACGCCATCAGCAACGCCTGGACCCTGACCGATGCGATGATCGCGGCGATCAAGGCCCTTACGCCGGGGGTGCGGGTGATCGACTGCCTCTTCTATGCCGGGACCAATACCGCGGCCATCGACGGCGGCGGGCTGCTGGACCTGGAGAGCAAGCATGTGTTCGACCCGTCCGGCGTGCCGGTGGACAGCCGCGGCCGCGTCAAATAGGCAAGGGACGCCATGTTCAATGTCAAACCCAAGGCCCGCGCGTTCAACGCCGGGCAGTTGTCCGGGCTGCTGGCCGGACGGACGGACCTGGAAAAATACGCGGCCGGGTGCCTGCTGGCCGAAAACGTCCTGACGCGGCCGCAAGGGCCAGCGATGCGGCGGCCGGGGACGCGGCTGGCGGCGGCGGCCGCCGCCGATGCGACGGCCAGCCGGCTGATCCCGTTCGTCTTTTCGGCGACGCAGCGGTATGTGCTGGAGTTCGGCCATCTGACGCTGCGGGTTGCGACGGCGGCGGGGATCGTGATGGACGGCGATGCGCCTTACGCCATCGAGACGCCCTACGCGGCGGCGGACCTGCGGCTGCTCCAGGTCGAGCAGAGCAATGATGTGATGTATATCGCCTGCGCCGGGCAGGCCCCACGCGAGCTGCGGCGGTATGGGCATACCGACTGGCGGCTGACGCAAAAGGACTACCCGGACGGTCCGTTCCTTGACGACAATATCGACCCGGCGGTCACGCTGGCGGTCGGGGCGACGACGGCGGGGGCGACGGGGGTGGCCCTGACGGCGACGGGCGGGGATGTGTTTACGGCGGGCAATGTCGGCGGGCTGTTCGAACTGCGGCACCTGCGGCCGGAGGCCTACTACGGCGGCGCACACGAGGCCAACGCCACCTCGGACGCCTTTGCGGTCTATGGCAGTTGGGAACTGATCACCCACGGCCACTGGGCGCAGAAACTGACGATCGAGCGGAGCGCCGACGGCGGGGCCACCTGGCAGGCGCATCGGACGTTCACCTCGCAGATCGTGGACAGCGTCGGGACGCGCAATGTCGCGGCGACAGGGGAAGAAAAAGAGCCGGGCATCCAGTACCGGGTGGTGTTTGTCTGGCAGGCCAATAAGATCTACTGGACCCTGACGGTGGCGGCCAAGGAGATCCGGGGGATCGTGCGGGTGACGGCGGTTACCGATGCGCGGCATGCCGTCTGCACGGTGCTCAAAAGCCCGCACGCCGCGACGGCGACGTCGGACTGGCGGGAGGGGGCATGGAGCACCCGGCGCGGCTGGCCGCGGGCGGTGGGGCTGACCCAAGGCCGGGTGTGGTGGGCCGGCACCGCGCATCAACCCACGGGGGTATGGGCGACGCGGGCGGGCGATTACGACAGCATGGCCGACGGCCTTGAGGCCGACGACGCCATCGTGTATCCGCTGACTGACGCGCGGCAGAACCCGATCCTCTGGCTGGCCGATCAGGGCAGCCTGCTGGCGGGGACGGAAGGGTCGGAACATGACCTCCGCAAGATCAATGCCAATGACCCGATGTCGGGCAAGAATATCGAGAGCAGCCGCCAGTCGGCCTACGGGTCGCGGGCGATTGCACCGGTGGTGTGCGAGGATGTGGTGCTGTTTGCGGCGCGGGACGGACGCAAGCTGCGGGAGATGTCGTATGTGTTTGAAAAGGACGGCTATTCGGCGGCGGACCTGACGCTCCTGAGCGAGGATATGACCGCGGCGGGGATTGTCGAGATGGCCTACCAGGCCGCCCCCGATTCGCGGGTGTGGTGCGTGCTGGGCGATGGGGGGCTGGCGGTGATGGGGTACGAACGCCGGCAGAATGTCATCGGATGGACGCGGATCGAGACGGACGGACAGATCGACAGCGTCGCGGTCATCCCCGGCGACGGGGGAGAGGATGTCGTCTTCTGGGCGGTGGCCCGGCAGGTGGAGGGCACAACCCGGCGGTTCATCGAGGTCATGGCCCCGCAGGCGTTTGCTGAACAAAAGGACTGCTTTTTTGTCGATTGCGGGCTGACGTTTGACGGCGGTGCCGCGACGGCCATCGCGGATATTACACTGGAGGGCGGCGCACCGGGCGAGGTCGCGGGGGCGACGGGGCACTGGGCCTTTGACGAGGCGGACGGGGACATCGCCCTGGACAGCAGCGGCGGCGACAATCCCGGCACCCTCAGCGGGGCGACGCGGATTGACGGCGTGTCCGGCGGGGCGGTGCGGTTTACGGCGGCGACGGACCATGTCCTCATCCCGGATGCGGCGGCCCTGAATATTGGCACGGGCGATCACTCTATCGCGTTCTTTGTCCGTCCGCGCGGGTTTACGACGTACATGAATATTGCGTTTCATAAGACCGGGGATGCCGCAGAGTCGTCGTGGGTCGGATGGTTTCTCGACAATCATAAATTCCATTTCTCCGTGGTCAATTATGGAGAGGACCTGCAATGGGCGGTCAGCTCGGCGACGGAATTTGTCGCCGATGAATGGGTTCATATTGCCCTGACGCTGGATCGGGACGGGGAGATGACGCTGTATGTCAACGGGCATGCGGAGTCGTCGGCCGATATTTCCGCCGGGGCGGCGGTCGATCTGGTCAGCGACGGGGACCTGATCCTGGGCAATCTGTCGGCGGCGGGCGGGGTGGTGTCGCTGGACGGGGACCTGGACACGGTGCTGCTGTTTGACCGGGCCTTGACGAGCGAAGAGGTTGCGATATTGGCTGGCGGCGGCACGACGCGGGTGACGATCACGGCGCCGGGGCATGGGCTGATCGACGGGAACCTGGTGCGGCTGACGGGGATGGGGACGGCCGGCTGGCTGGACCATCAGGTCTTTGCCGCCGACTGCACGGACGAGACGTTTCGCCTGAAGGACCGCCATAATACCGACTACATCGACGGGCAGGGGTTGGCCGGATGGAGCGGCGGCGGGACGGTCGAGCGGGTGGCGTCGGTGTTGGGGGGACTGGAGCATCTGGAGGGGCGGGCGGTGTCCATCCTGGCCGACGGCGGGGTGATCCCCGAGATGATCGTGACGGACGGGTCGATCACGCTGCCCTACGGCAAAGAGGCCAACACCGTGCATGTCGGGCTGGGGTATCGGTCAGTCCTGTCGCCGATGCCGTTTGAGATCCCCACGAACAGCGGCAGCTCGCCGGGCTACAAACAGCGGATCTACGAATTGATCGTGCACCTGCACCGGTCGCTGGGCCTGAAGATCGGGGCGCGGCTGGACCAGTTGGAGGTGGTGGATTTTCAGGCGATGGCGGCGGCGATGAACCGGCCGCCGGGGCTGTACACGGGCCTGAAGCGCATTGCCTTTACCGGCGGGTATGCCCTGCGCGGCGAGTTGTACGTGGTGCAGGATGAGCCGCTGCCAATGTGTATTTTGAGCATCGAGCCGAAGATGGGCGTGGAGAGTTAATTTTGAATTTTTAATTCTTAATTTTTAATTGGGAGTTTTTTTGTGAATGACCGGATACGGACAAAGGGGTTTTTGATGCGGCCGTTCGAGGCGGCCGACGCCGAGAGCCTGCGAGAGACCATCGATGTCGGGGCCAACCTGATCGACTGGGCCAAGGCCCTGACGGCGGCGTCCGGGCCGGCCTGGACGGGGCTGATCGAGGGGCGCGTGGCCGGGTGCGGGGGGATGGTGATCCTGTGGCCGGGGACGGCGGAGGCCTGGAGCGTGTTTGCCGACTGGACGGCGGCCTACCGGCGGACGATGCTGTGCACGTGCCGGCGGGCCATGGATTCGGCGGCCCGCGAGTACGGGCTGCGGCGGGTGCAGGCGACGCTGCGGACGGATCTGCCGGACAGTTGGCTGCGACACCTGGGCTTTACCCGCGAGGGGCTGATGCGGCGGTATTGTGTGGACGGCTGCGACGCGGCGATCTGGGCGCGGCTGTATGATGTTTAAGGTTAACTCACGGATGAACGAACCATGGGACTCGGTAATGCAAAACCCAACACCCCCGCCGGCCATCGCTGCACGGGCCATACGGACCGCTTTGCGGCGGTCCGGGTCAACGGCGACGGCAAGTGCTGGGAGTGCTATCTGGGCAAGGAGGCCTTTGCCCTGCGATTTGCGGCCGATTACTACGACAAATCAACAGGAGGTCACTAATGGGTGTTGAAGTGGCAGTGGCGTCGGCGATCCTGGGGGCGGGGACGGCGGCCTATGGCCAGTATCAGGCCGGGCAGGCGGCCAAGGCGGAGGGCAAGTTTGCCTCCAAGGTGGCCGACCGGAACGCCAAAGAGGCGGAGATGACGGCGGCGGCCGGGCAGGACAACGCCCGCACGGCGGCCCGCGAGAACCGGCGTCGGGCCGAGGCCATCACGGCGGAGAACCGGGCCTTTCTGGCCGAGGGCGGCGGGGCGGGCGGGTCGCTGCTGGCGCTGGCCGGCGAGACGGCTGGGCAGCTTGAAAAGGATATTCAGACGGCCTTCGGCAATGACCTGATCGAGGCCGACCTGTGGCAAAAGCGGGCGACGATGGAGCGGCTGGAGGGGCAGGCGGCCAAGGCCCGCGGCAAGAACGCCGCACGGGCCGGGACGGTCGGGGCCGGGGCGACGCTGCTGACGGGGGCGGCGCGAACCTACGGCATGGGCTACGACATGGGCCTGTGGCCGAAGAAGCAACCGGCGAAACCCAAAATGGGAAGCCCGGGCACGGGCGGGTATCATCAATATTGATGTCTCCGAATCAGAGGCCAGAAGTCAGGAGTCCACATGGCGGGATTGACCATCTATAAAAGTCAGCAGCGGGCGGCCGGGTCGGTCGGCGGGGTACGCGCGGACGCGGCGGCCCTGAACACGGGGGCCGGGGCGGCGGCGGCGAGGATGACGCAGTCGGCGGCCGAGGGGCTGGGGGCCGTCTCGGACGTGGCGGCCAAGCTGGGCGAGGCGAGGATGCTGGTGGACCTGGCCGAGCGGACGGGGCAGCGCGAGGGGGCGTATCGGGACACGCTGGCCCGGCTGGAGCAGGAGCCGGACCTGGACGCCCATGCGACGATCCTGGGCGACTTTGAGGCGATGGTGGCGCAGTTGGGAAAGGGACTGAAGGGGCGGGCGGCCGATCAATGGAAGGCCGATCTGGGCCAGCGGGGGCCGCTGTACGCGGCGACGCTGCGGCAGGTGAGCTTTACCCGGCAGCGCGAGCGGCTGACGGAGACGACGCGGGCGCAGGCCGAGACGGCCATCCGGGATAAAGACCCGGTCAGCCTGTCGCGGGCGTACAGCGCCGCGGTGGCGGGGGGGCTGATGACCGAAGAGGCCGCCCGCAACGAGCTGAGCAAGGGGGCGCTGATGATCCAGCAGGAGCGGATCACCGAGACGCTGTCGGGGGGGCTGCTGGACGGGTCGATCACGCTGAAGGAGGCGATGGCCGTGCTGGGAAAACCCGAGATCGAGCTGGCGGGCGCTGACGGACGGACGGATGTGGTGCGGCTGCCGGTCGAGACGCGGCAGGCGATGCTGCGGGACCTGACGTATTGGCACGCCCAGCAACAGGCCCTCGACGCCGAAGAACGGGCCGCCGCGCAGGAGAAAGACCGCGACTGGCTGTTTGACGGTCTCAATGACGCCGTCGCCGATGAGGCGGGCCAGCGCGTGCTGTTCGATTATGGGATGGTGCAGGGGACGTCGCTGGACGAGCACGAAAAAGAGCGGTTCTGGCAGGCGTTCCAGGAAAAATACCACGCCGCCGAGACGGCGGAGAATCTGCGATTCAAGATCAGCGACCCGGCGACGGAACTGGCGGTGCTGCAGGCCATCGACCTGGGGCGGGCGATGACGACGGCGGACATTTATGCACTGGCCGGAAAGGGGCTGAGCACGGAGGCGGCCAAGAGCTTGTCGGATCGGCTCAAGGCGCGGGATAAGACGCCGGAGGCGGCCCGGCCGCTGATGGCGCAGCAGTTGATCAAGGATATGGAACTGCTGCGAAAGACGGCGTATTTTGTCGGGGGGGCCTCCGACGCCAACGCCGACGACTTGAACAACGCCGAACGGACCCGGAATACACAACTCTTTATCGGGCTGCATAAGGAATTTACCCGGTGGCTGGACGCCAACCCGACGGCGGCCGACAGTGAGATCATGGCCAAGTACCAATCACTGGTGGCCCCGGAGGTGGAAACCGGACTGTGGGATACGGTCAAACGGCGGCTCTCGACCGGGCTGATCGGGACGCTGGGACCGGCCGGGCAGATCGTCGCCGGGGTGCGGATATGGAATGATCACGATGCCGCCGGGGTACGGCCGGCCGAACAGGACGAAAAAGAGGCCGCATGGGAGACGGTGCTGGCCGGCGTCGATAGCCAGCCCGCACAGATACAGTCGATGGTGGATGCGACGCTGCGGGCGGCGGGGATCGACAGCGGCGACGGGCCGATCTTCGAGCTGGCCGAACCGGCGGGGGAACCGGCGACGCCGGAGGAATTCCGGGCGACGCTGGCGGCGATGGCCGACGAAAAAGAGGCGAGGGCCTATTATCGAAAGTGGGTGGCTAAATGGGCGAACTGAATCTATCACGCGAAGGCGTGTCGTTGACGCCTGCGGCGATTCGGGCGGGTCGCCCGGAAAAGAACCGCCACGCATCCCTGCTGAAAAAAGAGAACGAGCAGGCCGGGCGAGAGGTGTTGGCCCGGCGTGAAGCGGAGGCGGCCAAGGCCGTTGCGATGATGAATGCGGACGATGCGCCGGCGCCGGCGGCCGTCAAGACGGTTCCGGTGTTTGAAGACCTGTGGACAAAGCCCGCGGTCAAAACCGTGCCGACGTTCGAGAGCCTGCGGGGGACGGGAGACCGCGATCCGGTGTTCGGGCGTCGGCTGCCGACGCGGCAGGCGCGGCTGGAGCCGCTGCGGCCGGTGCTGGAGGGGTGGAAAAATATCGAGGATGTGCTGGAGCCGTCCGAACGGGCGGCGTTTGAGACGACGGCCAAACAGACGGCCAACCCGTACGCCGCCCGAAAGACGCTGCTGGCGCAGGTGCTGCTGGCCGACGCCCTGGGGCTGGAGGAGACGGCGACGCCGCTGCTGCGGCGGCATTGGGACGTGTTTGTGCAAAAATCGTTCGGGCGGGCGATGAGCGACGATCAGGTGATCGGGATGCTGAACCCGTTCTCCGCCGGGCCGGTGCTGCGGCCGGGGCCGGAGCCGGGGATGTTCACGAAGACCTGGGATAACCTCAAGGAACGGCTGGGGTATTCGACCGGCTATATCGGGGAGTATGATATTCAGGGCGGGGTGCTGGGGCGAAAGCACGTCGGGCCGGTTGAAGGGGTGCTGTTTGGCCGGTACGCCGCCGATGCGCCGCCGGCGATGCGCAAGACGGTCGGCCAGTCGGCGGCCCACGGGATCGAGCAGGCCGGGGTGCGGATGACGAAGAATCTGGCCGGCACGGCCGAGGCGGCCGGGGAGATCGGGCAGATCGAATCGCTGGCCGACTATGGGCGGATGATGGCCGAGGGGGCCGATCAATACTATGCCGAGAACCCCGACAAGGCGATGCAGTTGGTGCCTGGCACGGGGGTAGTGGGCACGACGATGCAGTTTATCCGGCGGCCGGAGATGATCGTGCAGGGCGTCGTCGAGACGGTCCCGCTGATCCTGTCGGGCATTATGGGGCATATCACGGGGGCCAACGCGGCCAAGGCGGTCGGGATGGGGGCGAAATTTCTGCCGTACGCCGGGCGGGTCGGGGGGATGGCCTCGCAACTGTTTGGCGAAAACTACCACACGGCCCGTCAGGACGGGCGCGAGCCGGGTATCGCGCTGGCGCAGGCGACGCTGCAATCGCTGGGGGAA